TCTTCCTCGCTCATTTGCTTAATGACTTTCTTTGCCTTTGCTGGTGCCTTATAATAAGGGTGCTTGGGTGGAAAGAGTGCCATTTCAGTGCCAGCGTTGTAGCGGAACATCTGTTGTTTGAGCGTTTCGGTGGCCTCGTCGCCTAACTTCATGGCCTCTTTCGGGTCGGAAGGCTGGTATTTGGAGCGGCGCACCTGCACCGCCTGACAACGGCAGCCCCAACCGTTAGGCGGGTAGTATTTAGACCAGAACGGGTCGTCGGCAGGGAGCGTAATGCCGTCGAGAGCCGCATGGTCTGGACGTACACGGGAGTCCTGCGCCGTGCGGTACTGGAGGAAATAGCGGTCGGTGTCCTGTTTCAGGTCGTTCCACTTAACTGCCATGAGTGAAGAGCCAAGGGCGTGCTTATACTCAGCATTAAGCCAGTTCACATTATAGTTCTTGTTAATCTGCTGCACGTCTTTACGGAAGTCGTCGAAAGGCTTCACGTTCCCCTGGTCGTCGAGCATGGAAAGCCCAACCTCGCGGAGCGCGTGGAAAGTCTTCAAGCCAGAGAAGATGAAACCGTTGTTTTCAAGCGCATAGCGCAGCGTTTCGGGGACTTCATGCGGCACGGCAGCATCGACGGCACGGTTAATTATCCGCGTCGTCTCGTCAATGACCTTTCGGGCGCGTGGGTCGGTGAGCTGCGAGACATCAAAGCCGCCAGCGTCATATACCATTTGTGCGGCATCGTCGAAAAGAGCCGCATCGAACACGGGAGCCTCGCCGCCCTCGCCGTGTGCCAGCGTGAGGGCATCGTCCTCGTAGAGCTGGAGCAGTGCAGAGTGAAACGCCCCGTAAGAGCTGCGCAGGTCTGCGGCCTGCGCGGGGCTTATCTGAAAAAACTGTCTGGCTGCGTCTTTGCCTGACGCACGCCCGTGATACCCACATTGTATTTGTCGATGAAATACTGCGGGTCTATCTCGTAGTATTCCAGCAGGAGGCGTTCTATTTCCCTTTGCTCGGCAGGCGAGAAACTGGCTGCATCGTCCCACTCAAAGCGTAAGCCGCCCACGGGGAAACCATGCATGAGCATGAACGGCATCAGCTTGTCGTTAATGTTGTATGCCAGCATGGTCTTGTCGTCTTCCACCACATTCTCGAAGACTTCGAGGTGAGTTTCAGACTGAGAAAGGCTACTGCCACTGTCTATGGTCATAGTCTGGTTGAGGATACCCTTTGACATTTCGGAGTTACAGCGGTCAATGCGTCGGTCGAAGACGTTGTAGGCATCGCCGCGGCTTGTTTCCTTTATCTCTATATCCGTGCCGTCTGGGAACAGTCCCCAAAAGGCAGACCCCATGTTTTCCAGCGCGTTCTCGATTTTCGCACGTTCTTTGTCGTCGGTCGTAGTGGCTTTGGCTATACGCATGGGCGCACCGAATATTTCGCCGAACATGTCCCAAAAGCCAAGCATATTGCGTTTGCTGATACACTGGGGCGAGCATGAAAGGAGGAGACCAAGGTCGGTTTTGCCGCCAGCTTCCAGACACCACTGTGAGAACTCGCCCTCTCGGTATGGAATGCCACAGTGCCAGTCTTCGCCTACTGTTTTGAGCAGCACGCCATGCTCAGGGCATACGTGTTTGCGCGGCACAAGTTCCACACCGTCGAACTTCATGCCGTCGGAAGTCTTGACCACATCGCCGAACTGTATAAGCGAGTGTCCCCAATAGCGTGAAAAGAGGACGTGCGTACAATAGTCGTCGAACCATTCCTTGCGGAGCAGGTCGGTGGCCTTTTCGTCTTCTTTGCCGTCTTTTCCCACAAGTCGGTACTTGTTGCGCTTGACCATTCCCACACGCTGCGAGATACAGCCCTGTAGGTGCAGGTCAATGAGGTTGTCCGTGTAAATGTCGTAGAGCAGGGCGCGCTGCGGGTTATCTACATTTATGGCCATCTGCCATGCCTGCCTCCACATGCCCACATCCTTTTTCGTGAGCGTGTCGGTCTGCTGCAAGAGCTGCGCAGTAAGGCGCAAGCCCTGCTTTGAACGTGCAAACTTTGCGAGCCGCTGCATGTCGTAGCGTGAATATATCTGCTCGCCCGTTACGGCGGCATAGGCCGTTTTAATTCTGCTTAAAAAATCCATTGCTTTAATGCTGTTAAATAAAGTGTTCAACGCCGTTTAATGAGCCTTTGAAAGCCCATTAAACGGCGTTTAATCTGTTTACCAAGTAGGACGCGTCTTCTTCTGGCTTCCCCATTTTACGGGATTGTTAGCGTCTGTGTCGCCGTCAATGCCCATATAGGTAGGGAAGTCGGGCGAGGCTTTCGACGCTTGCACGTCACGCAGCCACTTTATACTCTCGTTATACAGGCTTTCGCGCCGCTCTATGCCCATATTCTGCGGCAGGCGGTGAACCATTAGCCACAGGGCTATATTGACACAGCACTGCACCAGCTGCGGGTTGCGGTCTGCACCAGTCTGACGGAACGCCCGCGCCATATCGTAACGGTGGCGCGTGTAGCTGCTTATCTGTTCCTGTGCCGCACGCTCGGCGGTCAGTCTGAGGTCGGTGTTGGCCTGCAACGTCTCAAACTCGAAATCATCGCACACCGCCTTGTAATCATCATCGTTTAGAAACATTGCGCTTACGGAAAGAAAAAGAACAGCGGCGGCACTTGTCCAATGGCTGCGGCACAGCCTCGAACATGGCAACCTTTCGTGCCGTCTCTGCGGTGAAACCCTTTGAAAAACGGTGCTGACGTATCAGCTTTTTAACACCCTGCATGGAAACGACACGCGGACGTCCGTTCCATACAAGCACCAAGAATTTGCGGCGGTGCAGGTTTGCACTGCGCTGAGCCTTACGAATGGCTCGACGTGCGCGGAGGTCAAAGACCACGGCGCGGATAAAATGCTTTACTTTATTCATTACCATGTTATATTTTTAGCCGACCGACGTTTGCCGAAAGACGGCGTGAAACTTGAAATGCTCGAATGTTTTTGCAGCAGATAGATAGCCCCCTCATCTGCGTCGGGCGCATCATCGTGGCCGCGCATACCTTTCTGAAAGGCCAGCGTGAAATCAACGGCACGCACCATGTCGGGGTCGTCCTTTTGGCTCTCGTCGTAAAAGACAAAGCCACGCTCCCACAGGGGTGCGACGCTCTCGATACGCTGGAACTTGTCGGGCTTCTTTCGCTTGTCTGGAATAATGGGCAGCTGAAAGCCGCGCAGAACCCCCTCGCTGGCGAAGTCCTGCAAGATGTTGTCCTGCATGAAGTTGGCTTCCATATAGAACTTTACGGCAATGCCTGTCTGCTGCGCCCACTCGTAGAGGTCATAGCACCAGCGTACCATTTCGGCAATGGTGGCCTGACGCACGAAAGCCCGCAAGTGCCAGAGGCGTGTTGCTTTATCCTTAGCCCACAGCTTTGCGGCTTTGTAGTCGTTTTTTGCGCTTGACTTCCACGAGGGGTCGATATACAGCACAATTTCCGTGAAGTCGCGCCACGCTGGCCGCTTTGCCCACTTTATCCAGTCCTGACGGAAGACGGCACCCTCGACAATCGGGTTGTTCATGTACTCTTTCTGAAAGGAGCGGTAGCCCTCGAAATCCTCAATGGCCTGCACCTCTTCGCGTGTCCACTTCGCCGCCCATGACACGTGCCCCTCCCTGTCCAGAATATCGACCTGCGAAACCTTAACGGACTTAATGGCACATATATTCGCCAGTACGGAGTTCTTTGCTATGAGGTTGCCCACCATGATGAAGCGGCCACGGCCACCATCCAAGGCACCGAAAAGAGCCTCCTTCACCCAATCGGTGAGGCGTGACACACGGGCAGGGTTTTCGCAAAGCTCGTCATCGTCCAAGTCGTCAATGACAATGTAGTCAGGACGGTGGGAGCGATAACGAAGACCACGGGGCGACTGTCCACGACCACGGGCGAAAAAGGCTGTACCGTCTTTTGTGACGAAAGAACCCTCCTCCCATGTGCCGTTGTTGTACTGTTCGCCGAAGTCGGCGGCATACCGTTTGTTATATTGTAATTCCGCCTGCAAGTCGGCCAGCAGCGTATTTGCGTTGTCCTGAGACTTTCCCACCAAGACCATGACCCAAAACTGGCGAAGCTCTGCACCGCCGTAAATCTGCGCCTTTAGCCACATAGGGATGAAAATGTCCAAATGCGTGGATTTTGCCGCGCCTCTATGCCATTTGAAAACCGCCTTAATGTTTCGGTCGGTGATTATCTGCTTTGCAGCGCGTAGATGGAAGGGAGCACAGGGCGTTTGTTTGCCCGTCTGTGGGTTTGTGGTGTAGTGTGGGAAGTAATAATCGACAAACGCGCCATAGTCGGAAAGCAGGCGTTTAATGCGCTGCTTCTTCTGTGCGTCTGTTTCGTGCGTGTTGACGGTGGTTGCATCCTGCACTTCCTCGCAGTGTGCCTTCCATTGCTGCAACGCCTCTTTTGGCGTAAGTTTGTCGTATTTTGGCATGATGCTATTTTGTTATGAGTTTGTTCTGCATGAGGTAGTTAATATATTGGTTGTGGTATTTGTTAATGGTTTTGAGCAGTTCGGGGGTAATGTCTTCGTCGAAGTCTGCCTGAAACTGGAGCCATTTGCTAAATGCCATAAATACCTCGATAACGTCCACGATGCTGGTGTGCTTGTCGAGCTTTTCGATGGTAGCTGCAAACTTTGCGAGTTTGTCGCCCAAACCGTTTGCAGCGTCGGGGTCGTCGCTCTCGTTTACCGTCTCGATCATTTTGTCAACCGTGCGCAGTAGCTTATTAACAAGTTCGGGGCGTGTGATATTCTGCGCGGCTCGTTGCTCTACCCAGCCGCCGACGTTGACCCATTTAGTAATGGTTTGGGGAGAGACACCCACTTTGTCGGCAATTACTTTCTGTGTCTCGCCCTGCATATAGAGGAGTCGGGCGTAGTCTCTTTTGTCCTCAAGTTCTTTCTTTGTTCCCATTCATAAAATTGAAATGTTTTTGAAGTGTGACATAAAACGAAACGCCGACGCTTCACAATAGAGCAGGCATCGGCGTTTTTCCGTTGCAAAAGTCTTCATTTTTCGGGAGTGACAAAAAAAGAGTGTCAAACTTCGACACTCTATTTTTGCGACTGAGTAAAAGTCGCGACTTTTGCCAGCGGTTTAACATCGCGGTGTGGAGCAAAGGCAGCTTGCAGGGTTCATTCCCCTGAGGTTGCAGGTTCGAGTCCTGCCACCGCAACTTAAAACGGTTTTTAGTTTCTTGAAGGTAAAAAGATTTGTAGGATTTTTTAGGTTATTGGTTGGAGGGCGGCCAGCTGTGAAAGTTCGCCTCCCTCTCTTTAAGTTGAACATTTAAAAAAGACGATATGAAAGAAGTAGTTATAAACACAAGCGGACTGAACAGCTACGGCAGCCGTGTGCTGACGTCGGGTCTGGACATAACGCAATATTGCAGGAACCCCGTGCTTTTGTGGATGCACCGCCGCGGTGGTGACAGTATGCCCATAGGCAGGATGGAGAACCTGAGAGTGGACGGCGACCGACTTATAGGAACACCCAAATTCGACGAAAAAGACGAGTTTGCAAAGAAGATCGCGAGCAAATGGGCTGACGGCTATCTGAATATGTGCTCGGCAGGTATTGAAATACTGGAGTGCTCGACCGACCCTTCCATGCTATTGGAAGGACAGACGCGAGCGACTGCCACGGTGTCGAAGTTGGTAGAGGTGAGCATTGTGGACATAGGCGCGAACGATGAAGCCTTAAAGCTGTACGGCGGTGGCAAGCTGCTGGAACTGGCGGCAGGGCAAGACTGTGACCTCCTGCCACTGGTGCAGCTCTCGAAGCAAGAGAATGAAGAAGCCCCGCAGGAGCCTGAGGGGAAGTCAAACGAAAATAATAACAAATTAAGTATGAAGAAAGAAACACTTTTGCTCCTCGCTTTGCCAGAGACGGCAACAGAGGAACAGGTACACGCCGCCATTGTGGCGTTGAAGTCGAAGGCCGACAGTGCGGAGACACTGACCCTTGCAGCCATCACGGCACAGGTGGAGACCGCCATCAAGGAGAAGCGCATCACAGCCGACCGCAAGGACTTCTTTATCAATTTGGGCAAGACAGCTGGCGCGGATGCTTTGCGCCAGACGCTTGAACTTATGCAGCCCGTGCGCAAGCCTACTGAGGTAATCGACACCTCAAAGGACGCACCACAGTCACACGAGAAGGCGACCTTTGCAAAGCTCTCGGAGGTGCCAGCTGACAAGGTGGGCAAACTGCGCAAGGAAAACCCAAACGAGTATATGCGCCTGTACAAGGCGGAGTATGGAATCGAATGTCCGAAACTCGAAGAATAAACGGCGTTAAACACCATATTAGCAAGCTGATTGCTGGCTGCGCTCGGTATAGCTCAAGCGAGCTTGGCTCTGCACTCACTTGCACAACAATTAAACAGTTAATTAAAAGAGTAATGAAAATTAAAGCATTGAAAATCAGTACAGTGTTATTCACTGTTATTGTGGCGGTGGTAATAAATGCAGTTATAGGCGCGACCTTTGCTGCATTGCTCGGCTTCACAGCATGGAAGGGTTCGGTAATAGCCAATCTTGTGGCTATGTTCCTGCTTCCGCTATTACCCAAGAACGTGGCACGCGCTGGCGTGCTGACAGAGGTGTGGACAGGCGAAATGATTAAGGCATTCCGCACGCCACCCACAGCAGTAGGCTGGTATGACCGTGTACGCTCATACGACCAGTATGTGAAAAATGACGTTATCCACTTTACGGAAATCGGCGGTGACCCTACTGTGCTGGTCAATAACAAGACCTATCCGCTCAACATCACCAAGCTGGACGACGCAGACAAGCCCGTGAGTCTCGACTATTTCGACACTGAGGCCACCCCCGTGACCGATGACGAGCTTCATGCCGTAAGTTACGACAAAATGGGCAGCGTACAGGAGCGTCACCGTGAAGCCTTAAAGGAGACCACATGGGAAAAGGCCATCCATGCCTATGCACCTGACGGCAACAAGGAAAAGAAAACCCCTGTTATCACCACCACGGGCGAGGCCGTGAACGGTAGAAAGAAGTTCACTGTAGCCGACCTCATCGAACTGAAACGCCAGTGCGACAATATGAAAATGCCACAGGACGGTCGTGTTCTCGTGCTTTGTCCCGACCACAGTAATGACTTGCTGGAGACCTCGAAGAACTATGCGGAGCATTACAACATCAATGACACGGAGGGTAAAATCACCCGTTTGTACGGCTTCGACATCTACGAGTACAACAAATGCCCTTACTACAATGCCACCACGCTGAACAAAATCGTATTTGGCAAGGCACCAGCAGCCACGGACATGCAGGCATCGGTCGCTTTCCGTGTAAACAACATGATGAAAGCAAACGGCTCGGTGCAGTTCTATCATCAGGACGCGGCGAACGACCCGCTCTACCACCGCAACCTCGTAAACTTCCGCAAATGGAATATCGCCCTGCCACTCAAAGGCGACTGCACCCGTGCAGCCGTGGTGAGTGCAAAGGCATCCTAACAATAAATCCCCGCTAACTGAATGGCACAGAAACAGAAGTATTTAGTCATTCACTGCACAGCCACAAAGGCAGGCCGTGAGGTGACGGCAGCGGAAATACGCCGCTGGCACACCTCGCCGCCGCCTGTGGGTCGCGGGTGGAAACAGGTAGGATATACCGACCTTTTCCATTTGGACGGCAGTGTGGAGCGGCTCGTGGCCAACAACGAGGACGAGTGGGTGGACAGCTGGGAGATAACCAACGGGGCGGCAGGCTTCAACTCGGTAAGCCGACACATTGTGTATGCTGGAGGCTGTGCAGCCGACGGCAAGACCCCGCAGGACACCCGCACAGAGGCACAGAAAGCGGCCTTGAAGCGTTATGTCCTGGACTTCCACGAGAAGCACCCCGAAGTATTGATCGTCGGACACCATCAACTAAACAAGGGCAAGGCGTGCCCGTCATTCGACGTGGCAGCATGGCTCAAAGAGATAGGATTAAAACAATAAAAATGAATGAGCAGCGAAATAATTACCCTTATCGTGTCTTCACTTACGGCAACCATTAGCGCACCGCTGGGCGCATGGCTCGGCGCAAAGCTGCAAAGCCAGAAGTACAAGACGGAAATCGACAGCCTGCGGGCGGAGGTACAGAAAAAACTCGCTGGCGTGAAAGACAGTGAACTGGAGAACGTGCGCAAGGCAAACGACATTTTGGTCGAGGGTATTGTTACGCCGCTTAAAAAAGAAATAAACAGTTTGCGCCGTGACGTGGATAAATTCAGAAAAGCAGTGGAGAAAATTCCTTCTTGTGCTCACGCTGATAATTGCCCCGTTTCTCGCCAGTTGCAGAAGCTCGAAGAGCGCGACAACGGAACAGAGAGCGACAACGCAGGAAAATAACGACTACCAGCAGCGGCTCGACAGCATGGTGAGGGTGGAGATAAGCAAGAGGCTTACCACCCTGCACGAGCAGAACAGCCAGAGCGAAACGGACGTTATAATTTTCGACACATCGCAACCGCCCGACAGCCAGACAGGACTGCCACCCGTGAAAGCCAAGATAAAGCACCGAAAGAACGTGCAGAGCAAGGACAGCACTGCGGAACAAAGCCAGCAGCGCGCCGATACCGAAGTGGAGCGGCAGACCACTGACAAGGGCACCAAGGCCACCACAAGCGACAGCAAGACAAAAGAGACAGTAAAGCCCGCACACACGATATTCACTTCATGGAAATGCGGGCTACTGTGCGTCCTGCTTGTCGCAAGCGCAGCCGTGGGCATCATCAAATATAAACGAAACAAAAGTAAATAACAATGGCAACAAGTTTAACAATCGTGCGCCAGAATGGCAACGTGCCGAAGTCACAAAACGGCCAAGACCATGTGAGCGGATTTGTGGCCTATCTGCTGGAAGCCGACATTCCCGCCGCTTTCAAGGCGGAGCCAGTGCAAGCCGTCAGCACCATAGACAAGGCCGAAGAACTGGGCATTACAGCAGACGGGGCGGCATGGAGCGTGAAGATGCTGCACTACCAGCTCGAGGAGGTGTTCCGCATAAATCCAAGCATCACGCTTTATGTGGGTCTGTTCTCAAAACCAGAGAGCATGACATTTCAGGAACTGAAAACGGTGCAGAACTATGCGGAGGGAGCCATCCGACAAATGGCCATCTGGAACGGCGACACCGCACCGACAGCTGACAATATCGTGAAGCTGGAGGCTGTGGCCGACAGTCTCGATACGGAGAATGCACCGCTCTCGACACTTTACGCGCCACTGGTGAGCAACTACAAGAACCTACCCAACAACCTCGCAACAAACAACCCGCGTGTAAGCGTGGTTATCGCTCAGGCAGGCAGCGGCACGGGCGCGGAACTCTACAAGAGCAAGGACAATAAGACCAAGGCCACCGTGTCGGCCATCGGCGTGGCACTCGGCACACTCTCGAAGGCAGCCGTACACCAGTGTATCGCATGGGTCAAGAACTTCCCGTCTGGTATCAGTATGCCAGCACTCGGAGACGGCACGCTGGTACGCACCATAGACAAGGGCGAGCTGGAGAAACTCGACACAAACCGCTATCTGTTCCTTAACAACGTGGTGGGCGTGGCTGGCAGCTACTGGAATGACAGTCACACCATGGACAGCCCCACCAGCGACTATGCCGCCATCGAAAGCGTGCGCACCATGGACAAGGCCGTGCGCGGCATCCGTACATATTTGACACCTGAGCTTGGTGGCAACGTGTATATTGACCCCGACACGGGCAAACTGCAAAGCTACACGGTGAGCCATTTGGAGACTACTGCAAACATTCCGCTTGAGGAAATGGAGAAGTCGGGCGAGCTGAGTGGCTACAAGGCTGAAATAGACGCGGAGCAGGACGTGCTGAGCACAAGCACTATTGAGGTGGTGATTAAGAACGTAGCTGTGGGCGTTGTGAGAAAGTTCAAGGTTAAAATCGGTTATGCTAAATCCTTAGAATAATGAAAATACAGATACAGAACGGCGTGCCTTACGTAAATGGTGAGGTTGTGGGCTGGGCGGACATTGTAGTGACAATCGCGGGTGTGCCTGTAACTGGCATTACTGGCATTGAGTATGAAGACGACCAAGAGGTGTCGCAGGTGTATGGCGCGGGGCGTTACCCCGTGGGCTACTCGAAGGGACGCATCACATGCAAAGGCAAAATATCGCTATTGCAGGAGGAGGCTGTTTCAATTCAGAGACAGGCACCAAGTGGAAGATTGCAGGACATTGCGCCTTTTAACATTACTGTGAGCTATTTGCCTGCAAACGGTCTTATTGTCATTGACAAGCTGCGCAACTGCCTATTCCCGAAAAATTCGCGCGGATGGAAGGAGGGCGACACAAAGTCGGTGATTGACCTCGACCTCGTTATGTCACACATTGAATGGCATAACAAGTAATAAACGATTAAACAGTATTAAACAACAGATTAGCAAGCTGATTGTTGGCTGCGCTCGGCATAGCTCAAGCGAGCTTGGCTCTGCACTCACTTGCACAACAATTAAACAGCATTAAATTTATGGCAGACAAGAAAACAGAAAAGCAGATTTTTGACGGTGGTGTGACTGAGGAACAAATTAAACGCTGGAAGGGTCAGCACCGCAAGGTTGCACGCATTGAGGTGGAGGATGGCGACGAAAAGCACATCGGCTACTTTAAACGCCCAAGCATGGAAACAATGGCAGCGAGCACGAAGGTGGCAAAGACTGACGAAGTACGTGCAGGCTCTGTTCTTTTCGATGGCTGCTGGTTGGGCGGTAGCGAGTTTATGAGAACCGACCCTGTTTTGTTTCTTCCCGTAATGTCGGAGCTTAACAAAATAGTGCTTGCCGCTACTGCATCGCTAAAAAACGTATAAAGTCGCACCTGCTGAGGGTGGAAGTGCAAGAGGGTGAAGAAGATAAAGACGGGTTTGTGAAAGCCTGCGCGCTCATTCGCTCGAACCTGCACATCGACCCGACGGCAGGCAGCGACGACGACTTCGCTCAGTGGTATGCGGAGGCTCTATGGCTGGAAGAAATGCGGCTAAAGATGCTCGCCGACATGATGGTTCACTTGTTTGGTGAGCGGAAATAGTCGCACCAAATGGCGCGGCAGAAAGCGAATATAAGGTAGAACGGCATCAGCATGACACCGAAAAAGCCTACAACTGTAAGCACGTAGACGAATGCTGTAATAATGCTCTCTATCATAGTAATGATATTTATTTCTGACCGCAATATTAAATAAAAAAAACGGGATATGCAAGTATTTGATTACATTTTTAGCGTTGGCGGCAACTTTTCGGCACAAGTTAACGGAATGTCGGACGCTGCGGGGAAATTTTCGGCAAATGTCAAGGGTGCTGAGAGCGTGCTTGGCAATTTGGCAAAGAAGCTCGCGGTGTTAGACCTCGTTGCCGACGGCGTGGGAAAAATGAACGAAGCCGTGAACAGTTTCAGTTCTGCGGGCATAGCTCTCGACAGCCAGATGCACGACCTCTCTGCTGTGGCAGGTGTTACGGGTGAAGGACTGAAACAAATTGAAGGCTATGCGCGAAGCTCTGCAAGGGCTTTCGGCTCGGATGCTGGCACAGCTGTGGAGGGCTACAAGCTGCTTCTCTCTCAGCTTACGCCCGAACTGGCTAAATGTCCCGAAGCGTTGAAGGCCATGGGCGACGCGATCCAAACTACAAGCAAGTTGATGGGTGGCGACGGCACGGCAGCTGCTGAGGTGTTGACTACGGCTATGAACCAATACGGCGTGAGCCTCGACGACCCTATGTTGGCAAGCCGCAAAATGGCGGAAATGATGAACACTATGGCGGCAGCTGGTCAGGCGGGTAGTGCTGAGCTTCCTGCCATCAAGTCGGCACTGGAACAATGCGGTATGGCTGCAAAGGCTGCAAATGTGAGCTTTGAGGAGACGAACGCCGCCATTCAGGTGCTGGACAAGGCAGGCAAGAAAGGCTCGGAGGGCGGTGTGGCTTTGCGTAACACGTTGTCCATACTTTCGCAGGGCAGGTTCTTGCCAAAGGACACGCAAGAGGAACTGAAAAAGGCTGGCATTGACGTGCTGGCTTTGGGCGACCAAAGCAAGAGCCTGAAGAAGCGTTTGGAGATGCTGAAGCCTGTACTTAATGACACGGCGTTGTTTAGCAAGTTGTTCGGTATGGAGAACGCGAACGCTGCTCGTGCTTTGGTGCAGGGCACTGACAAGCTGGGTGAGTTTACTGCGGCAGTGACAGGAACGAAAAGCGCGGAAGAGCAAGCGGCGGTTGTGATGGATAGCTACGCCGAAAGACAGGCACGAGTGAAGCAGCGTTTTGAGGATCTTAAAATATCACTGTTTCAAGCTACTGGCGACCTTACGCTTTGGACTGGAACCATTGTCGAGGCTATTGTGCCAATAGCGCAAATAACGCCACTTATAACAACCATGTGTTCGGCTGTAAGTTGGTTTAAGGGACTGAATTACGCGGCAGCACTCGGACGGGTTGCGACCATGGCACGCTCGGCAGCTGTAAGCATCACGCTTATGGGCAGCCGCACAGCTTTGGCAAATGGCATTTCTCTCGGCTTTATTGGTAATTTAGGTCGTGCCACCATCATGCTGCTGCGCTTCGCTACAACAGGGCTTTTGTCTGGTCTTAAGGCGTTGGGGGCTTTTGTTCTCTCACTCGTTACTACTGGCGGCGCGTCTGCCACGTTTGCAGGTATCGCCTCGGCATCGTTCGGGGCTTTCAAACTCTCGGCAGTCTCGGCGTGCAGGGCTGTAAGTACGGCCATAATGAACATCCCCATTGTGGGTTGGATAGTGGCAGCCATCGCGGCACTCATTGCCGTGGGCGTGTACTTCTGGAACACTTCGGTTAAGTTCCGTGCTGTATTGAAGGGACTGTGGGCAGCATTTAAGGCGGTATTTGTTGGCATCGGAGAGTTGGCAAAGCAGACATTCGGAGCCATTGGCAACCTTATAAAGGCGGCTTTTAAGTTGGATGCTGGCGGCATAACGGCAGCACTCGGCAAATTAAAAGGTGCTTACAGCAGTTACGGCAAAGAGGTGGGAAAGGCATTTAACGAAGCCTACACCGCTGAAATGAAAGCAGGCGAAAAAGAAAACGCGAAGAAGAACGCAAAGAAGCAAGGCAAGGCATCAGCTTCGCCGACGGTTGAGGTGCCGACAGTTCCGACACCTACCGTGCCAGACGTGACAGGCGGCACAGCTGGGAAGGTAAGCAGTAAAGGCAGCGGAGGTTCTTCTGACAGCGGCGGCAAAATTAAGAACGTGTCCATCCATGTGGACAAACTCGTGGAACGTCTGGAGATACACACCGCAAACCTGCAAGAAAGCGCGGAACGTGTGAAGGACGTGGTGGCGCAAGCCCTGCTTTCGGCTTTGAATGATACCAATTTAGCAACAGAGTAAAATGTTACCTATAAGTTTCAAGTTTGTGGCCGCTTCGGCGGCAACACAGCTAAAGGGCTACCTCTACCGCTTTAAGCCTGCACGTACAACGGCATCGCCTAACTGGGACGGAGCAGGTGGAGACATACAAGCGGCTGAGGTTGCAAGCCCATACACCGACAAGAGTTTCTGGGCTGACCGCTATGCGCTTTGTGAACTCACATTCAGAAAGGAAAGCGGCGAAGAACTGACCATTAACGACGCGATTGCAGCCATATCGAAACGCAAGAACATCGTGACCACTCAAATGGTGGGAATGGATGGAACGGTAAAAGAATACATAAACGATGGCGACTACGGCATCAATATTCTGGTAGGGGTGCAAGCTATCAAGGACGGCAAAATCGTGGATGAATACCCGTCTGACGGCATCGCACAGCTGCGCCAGTTCTTCGACGTAAAGGAGGCCATATATGTGCATTCTGAGTTTTTGGAATTGTTCGACATTAGCAAGGTGGTGGTGCAAGACTTTTCGGCTACGCAAGCAACAGAAAGCAACTACCAACCTATAAGCTTGTCGCTGCTATCAGATGGCGACTATAATGTGTATAGTACAGATTATAAATAAACGGTTAAACGGCATTTAAACGGCTTATAAAATGTATAGACTGACGGCAAAAATAGAGATAACGGGCGCGAAGTCGTGGCGGCTTGATTTTGTTACGGAGGTGGAAATAACCCGCGACACTGAGAAGCTGACGGACATCTGCAAAATAACCCTACCTAAAAAAATAAAGTGGAACGGGGAGAACGAGGTGCCCGTTAAGCGTGGCGACGCTGTAAAAGTGTGGCTTGGCTACGACGACCGCAACGAACTCGCTTTTGCTGGATATGTCAAGGAGGTGGGCTTCAAGACACCCGTTGTGCTCGAATGTGAGGACGAAATGTTTAAGCTCAAACAAATGGCAGCCATTAAAAAGGCATACAAGAGCACAACACTTGAGCAGCTGCTTAAAGATCAAGGACTGACAGACGTTAAGGTTATGGGAGAACAAACGCTGGGCGCGTATCGTGTGACAGCTGACACCGTGGCCAGTCTGCTGGGTAAACTTCAAGAAAGCGGCATCCGTTCGTTCTTCCGTTGTGAGGATGGGAAGCCTGTGCTTTATTCGGGTGTAATTTTTGAGCGTGGAACGGGTGCCTCTCAGGTCTTTGCCACAGGTATAAACATAATTAACGACCAAAGCCTCGAACAGCAAAAGGCTGACACCATGAGGCTGAATGTTAAGGCTGTGAGCATTTTGCCCAATAACAAAAAAATAAAGGTAGAGGTCGGCGACGCTGACGGCGAACGCAGAACGATCACTACTTATAACAAAACAGAAAGCCAGCTAAAGGCATGGGCAGAACAGGAAATAAAACGTCTGAAACGTGACGGCTTAAAGGGTAGCCTAACGACATTCGGCTACAAATTGGTTGACAAACTGGACACGGTGGGCATTAAGATAGACGGCACACCGATGGGCGTGTATCAAGTTAAAAAGAATGTCATAAAATACGGCTCTGGCGGTTATCGGCAAGAGGTGACGCTGGGGCTGAGAGTAGCGGAGTAAGGACATGAACATTGCAACAATGATTAAGCAGATAGCGAGCCAAGGCGGCAGCGGTATGGGGTTCGCGGTTGGCACTGTTACGGCAGTGGACAAAACGGCTCGTACGGTAGACGTGCAGCCATTGACTGAGGACGCGCCGCTGCTGGGTGTAAACCTACAAGCTAACCAAGAGAGCACGGTGGGCGTGGTGCAGATACCTCGCGAGGGTAGCTTTGTGATGGTGGGCTTTGTGCAGGATGGCGCGGCTGGCATGGTGTTGCTTTGTGACGACATAGAGGAGGCGCAGGTGGTAATTAAGGACATGAAGACTGCCAGCATGGTGGTGAATGAAGACGGCATCGTTATGAATGGCGGTGAGCTTCATGGTCTTGTTAAGGTGGAAGCCATGACTAAACGCCTGAACCTTATTGAAGACGACATAAACAAGCTTAAACAAGCATTTACGAGCTGGACACCCGTGCCGCAGGATGGTGGTGCTGCATTGAAGAGTGGTGTGGCTTCATGGGCGGGCAGTCAGCTGGTAAAAACGAAGGTTAAAGACACAGAGAACGAAAAGGTGAAGCAATGAACGGACTAACAACAGACATCGAGACTGGCGACCTGCTTGTTGAACATGGGGCGGCAGTTGTGGCAGACAGCGACGGACAGACGGTTGAAGCTGTATTGCTGGCGCAACGTGGAGAGTTTAAGGAGTGCCCGCTGATAGGTGCAGCGGTTCGGCAGCTGCTGGGTGGCTGCAAGGACGTGTTCTGGCCTCAGGAAACGAAGAAAATGATTAAAGCCGCAGGCGTAGAGGTGAACCGCGTAAAGGTGGACGCTGACGGCACGGTGAACATAACATAAAATAAAGGGCTATGCAGATAACAGTAAAGGACAGACAAAGCCTCGCGGACATTGCCGTGCAATATCTGGGTGGCGTGGAGGGCATCTTCGCGCTGGCTGAGCGCAACGGCATCAGCATCACGGCGCGGTTGCAGGACGGGCAGACGCTCGACTGGGAGCTGGCCGACACTGTGGACGCTACTGTGCAACGGCTTTATGCGGCTCAGGGTGTGGAACCTGCGACGGATATTTCGCAAAAGGATATGACAACGCTGCTAACAGCCACAAGGCGATACTTCGGCGGTTGTGTTATTCCTAACTTACGACGTGACACGCTGATCGTGGATGCAGTAACGGCATCGCGTGGCTATACACTGGAAAGCATAGGCTCGCAATACGACAACGGCACTTCTGCCCGTGTGGATGCTGGCGACAGCTTAGGCATTAACAGAGTAAAGAAGGTTATACAGCAACTTAATGAGGGCAAGGAGGTGGAGAGCGAAAGCGGCCAGACACTCGCCCGCATATTTGGCAACCAATTCGACAATACATTCGCATAATGGTTAAACTGACAGAAAACAAAGTGGCGGAGATAAACACCTCCGCACTGGAGAAGCGTGCACGAGATATTCGCGACGCTGTGGTGACGAAGAGTGTCACGGTGGAAATGGTGGGCAGCCTCTTTGCAGACCTCATTACAGCCTGCGGCAACGTGAGGAACGCGCTGGCTTTGTTTCTCGACACAAATGTGGGAGAGATAACAAGCGACATCGACGCGCGTCTCGCTGGTGTGGATGCTGCAACTAAAGCGGCAACGGCTGAGACGCAGAAGTGTGAGGCTACGCGCACATTGGTGGACAACCTCGTAGGACTGCTCAGTTCGCAGAACGTGGCAGCACCTACACGGTTGGAAGTGACGGACTGCCCCAAAGAGGTGACGCTGGGAAATAGACAGCGGCCACGCATAGAAGCGAAAGCTCTGCCCGCCTTTGGTATCGGCTCGCTGCTTTTTGTTGGCGGTGGTGACGTGCTGGAGGTAACACCAGACGGGCGCATCCTTCCACTGAAGGAAGGTATGGGCAAGGTGAATGTGGTGGCAACAATTAAAACAAGTATTTACAAGACACTGACCATTGCGGTAGTGCCGCCACGCATAAGACTGACAACGGGCGGCGGCATGAGGCTGGACGGTAAGGGTAACATAAGACTGACGTAATGGAGACAAGGCATATCAATTATAAAAGCGACTTTGTTATTCGTGAGCGTTTCAGAGACGGCACGGGCAAGGTTGTGGCTTTGCCTGACGTTGACTTCGAGCTTCGCTATTGGGTGGGAAGCAAGTCGGTTAAGGCATCGCGCAAGAATGGGGTTCTCTCTAACTGTGTGGCGGACGGTGACGCGCTGCTTGTGATATTCAAAGACCACGGGCTTGGTGAGGGTGAGCTTCACCATGAACTACACCTCGCGCTCGACAATGCCATGTTTGAGGATGGCGTGCAAAATGTCTATTACCCTGAAAGCCTACATATTTGGCTGTGGGATAAAATGGGCGACACGGAGGGAGTGATTGAGAGCGACTGTGTGGCTGCTTATACTCGTGGCTACAAGTTTATGTGGGAAGACTTCACAGAAGCCGACATTCTGATACTGCAAAAGCCTGCAACGGAGGCGGCAGAACGCGTCTACACTGCTGTGCGGGAGTTTGTAAGGGTGGCACAAGAAAAGAGCGACACAGCGGTTAAAAACGCGCAAGACGCGACTGCTGCGGCTAAGACTGCAACGGTGGCAGCCAACACGGCGACGCTAAACGCTAACACTGCCACAGAGGCAAGCAAGAAAGCAACAAGCGCGGCAACTGACGCAACGGCAACGGCAAAGAAGGCAACCACTGAGGCCGACGCGGCGACGCGAAAAGCGAAGACGGCAACGGCTGACAGCATCGACGCAACGGCAAAGGCTACCACAGCAACGGGCTACGCGAACGAGGCAGGACAGCAGGCGGCTTCGGCTGCTGAACGGCTGGAGGCGACACGTGCACAGATGGAGGTTGCCATTGCCAGGGCTGAGAAGGTGGTGCAAGGTGTGCCGAATGGCTTAAAAGTGGATGCTCCCGCCATCGTGACGTTGGGCAACCCTGCCAAGCAATACATCAGGGCGCGAGTTAAGCCAGACGGCTGCGCTCAGAACGTCATTTATCAGACGGATGGGCAGAGCGTAGAAATTGAGCCAGACGGAGAGATACAAGCGCGTGAGGCTGGACATTCGCGCGTACACGTCATCCCTACGCAAGGGACAAAGCATTACAAGACTATAAAAATAGAGGTTGTGCCGCCTCGCATCAGGCTGACGAGTGGCGGCATAAGGCTCGACAAAGAAGGGAACATACGTTTAACATAACAATATAAAAGAACTATGCTAACAGCAGAACAAGAAAAAGGCGTGGTGGCTATGCTGGCAGCCTTTCAGAACGGCAAGCGTATCAATGAACTGGACGCTGCAAAGGGTGCGCTTAAGGATATGCGCATCGAAGTAATGGACGAAACGGGTGAGACGCACAGCATGGAGTTGGCCGACGCTGTTTCTCAGGCAAGCAACCCAATAGCGGGTCGCTACTGGAATACTGCAAACGGCACACCTACGGCGGCAGGCTACTATGGCAGCCTTCAGGCACTGCGCGACCTGCCTAAGAAGCTGGGACTCGGTCGTTATCTTGTTACTGACGACCGCAAGAAGCGAAAGCTGGATCCTACGGACAGCACCAAGTATGAAGACGGCAGCCCTGCGGCTCTCGACGGTGCACAAGGACAGTGTATGTGGTGTTGGAATGATTTTATCGCCAACATATTCACAGAGGGCGGCAACCTCGTTAAGTGTGTCACATTCGACAAGCCTGTGGGTAACGGTGTGAGCATTCGTGTGCCTGCTGGAGGTACGAGCTGGCTCGGTGCTGGCGTAATGGACAGAACGAACCAGAAGCTGTGCAGCGTCATTTCTGACGCGGAGCAGTACCGTGGTGGCGGTGGCTCAGCTCTCAAAGCTTCAAGCTATTCAAAGGCACCTGCGGCAGATGCAAAGCAGCTTACAATGTTGGGTATGCCTGCAACCAATATTAGCACGACTAATTTTGGCACTTATGCCCGTAAGCGTGGCGAAGGTTGGGAGGCTAATTGGTTTGTTGCTCAGTTCGTGGTTGAATTCCTTTTCGAGGTTATCATGGGCACACAGAACAGCCAAGCAGACTACAAGGCTGAAAAGGACGCGAACGGACTTTATCAGGGCGGATTCGGTACTGGCGTGACAGATATGCCGAACTGGGACACTTATAACGGATATTACCCCGTTATTCCTACGGCTGTGGGTCTGGAGGCTGGCGACGGCGTTTGTCTGGTGGACTATAATCTGCCTAACGCTGAGGGTGGCACATTCAAGAGCTTTAAGGTGCCCGTTTTCTTTGGCCTGATGCACGCTGGCTATGGCAGCTTGTGGCGTTGGGTTCGCGGTCTCATCATGGATGCAGGCGAAGAAAAGAGCGAAGTGTACGTTTCGCGTTCAATGTTTGCAGCTTTCGATCCTTCGACCGTAAGTGATAAAATTAAAGTGGCTGAATGTCCACGAACAAGCGGATGGATAAAGCGCAAGAGTTATAATGGTCTTTGCTGTATGCCGACAGAGGTAGGAGCTTCGCCAACAACTAACTACTGCGACCAATTTTATACAGATGCAGCCACCAGCAAGGGTCTTCGCGTTCGGGCGGCTGGCGGTAGCGCGGGCAATGGTACGAACGCAGGTGCGTCTTACACGAATTCGAACTGCGCGGCTACGGCTACGTACACGAATTACTCGTCGCCCCTCTGCTATTTTGAAGAGGATCCAATTATTGAACAGGCTGCGTAAGCGTGGGCGAACGCGACCGAAAAAAATAAGTATAACAATAAATAAATAGTGTTCTTTGACTTGTTGAGCTGGAACAGTGAGGCAGCTGGCGGCGAGGGTGTTTCCTTCGCCGCCGCAAGGCGGCCAAAAATCTGAGGCACGAAAAAGATAAATTTGCGGTTTGGAGTAAACCGCTGGCGGGCTTCCCCGCGTCGGGTCTTCGCGTTCGGGCGGCTGGCGGTAGCGCGAACAATGGTACGAACGCAGGTGCGTCTTACACGAATTCGAACAACGCGGCTACGACTACGAACACGAATTACTCGTCGCCCCCTATACTTTGCACATAGAAAAATACAGCGATATGGAAGCAGCCATGCCTCTCGGCAAAAAATAACAGTCAAAAAGGGTATTAGTAGGACGGGCGACCGTCTCGAAAGTTCCCGACTATGCAAAGCAGAATGACATGAAAAGAAAAGGTTATCTTTTTGAGCAGATATGCTCGGTGCCTAATTTACTTGAAGCGCATTTTAATGCCAGTAGGATGAAGCGCAAACGTGACGAAGTGGTTGCCTTTGAAAAGGACTTAATGTCCAATATCGAAAGCATCAGGAACGACCTGCTGAATAAGACGTACCACACGTCTGAATATAGCATATTTATCAAGTATGAGCCGAAACGCCGCGAAATATATAAACTACCATACCGCGACCGCGTGGTGCAGTGGGCTATTATGCAAGTTATAGAGCCTATATGGGTGAAATGCTTCACGGCTGACACTTATGCTTGTGTTAAGGGACGCGGTCTTCACACGCTTTTGCGTAATTTACGCCGCGACTTACGCCGTGATCCTGACGGGACACGTTATTGCTTTAAGATGGACGTGCGCAAGTTTTACCCTTCCATTACTCACAGCATTCTGAAGGAAGTGGTACGGCAGAAGTTTAAAGACCCTGACCTTCTTTGGCTGCTGGACGACATCATCGACAGCGCGGACGGTGTGCCCATCGGCAACTATATAAGTTCGTATTTTGCGACTGTGTTTCTCTCAGAACTCGACCATCAGATAAAAGAGTTTTTACACGTTAAATATTACTACCGCTATGCTGACGACATTGTTGTGCTTTCGGATAGTAAACAGTATTTAAGAGGTGTTCAAGTATATATTAACAACTACTTAAACACCGAGCGGCAGCTTGAAATGAAACGAAACTACCAGATATTCCCCGTTGAAGCTCGTGGCATCGACTTTATAGGCTATGTAACCCGACACGCTTATTGTTTGGCGCGTAAGCGCAACAAAAAAGCTTTGTGTAAGATAGTGGCGAAGCTACGGAAAAAAGGGCATACATCGCAAGAAATACGCCTTATGGTGGCTTCTCGCATGGGCTTTATGGTACACTGTAACAGCATCAACCTTTTAAGAAGTTTAGGTATTATGAAAGAATGGACTGAGGTAAAGAAGAAAGACAACGCCCTCACGGGTTCAAAACTGCACATCGATACAATTATCAACCGCGAGCTTCATGTGCAAGCGGTGAGCGTTAAACCGTCGACCAGAAACGACGGCAACTGCCTGACCATTCAGTACGAAATATTAGAGCAGTTGCGCGATAAGGAAGGCGCGTTCCTATGGGAAGACGACGCAAAGACCAAGCCGCGCATGGAATGGGTGCAGCACATTACGTTTACAGGCTCGAAGAAGTTGCAAGAAGACTTTGAGGGTGTGGATTTTAGCGAACCAGTCCGTTGTCAAATAATCAGGCAGCCACTTGATAAGGGGCATTGCTTTTACACAGTTAGACCAGTTTAACAACAAATAAAATTTATCATCATGTACAAAGTTAGCTACATCGAAAGAAAGAACTTTGTGAAGTTCGACGACAACCATTACGTGCTTTATCTCAATGAGGAACAGGCAGAAGTTAAGAACGAAGAGACGGGCGAAGCCGTGCAGGGATTTGCTTATTCTGGCTCCGAACCTGACGGTGGCACTATGGTGGAGGTAAATGGCGTAAACGACGGCAACCGTCGCGACAAGTTCGTGGCTGGCCTTATTGGCACAGAGTACGACATCGACAGACAGATTGCCATCCTCGCAAATGGTCGTGATACAGACGAGCACGCGGATGAACTGAAAGACTTTGAGGACAACCGCCGCCTCGTTAAGCAGACCATTGACGAACTTTTAGCCCGCAGACTTTAAAAATTATCAAGCTTATGGCTCGCAGTATTTCAGACATAAAAAAGGACATGACAACGGCGTTCACTAATGAGCGTGCCGTTGTCAAGGCTTACGGTCTGGACAGCCGTAAACCATTCGACAAGCAGTTTAGCCTCGTAAGTATTGAAAACATTTTGTTTTATTGCTTTGCGGTGGCGGTCTGGGCGGTTGAGGTATTGTTTGACAAGCACGCCGCTGAGGTGGATGCACACATCGAACAGCTCGAACCTCATACTTTGCGATGGTATGTAAACAAGGTTAAAGCGTTTATGTATGGCTTGCGCCTCATGGAAGACACAGACCGCTACGACACCAGCAAAATGAGCGATACGGACATTAAGGCAGCGCAGGTCGTTAAATATGCGGTTGCTACTGAGGACGAAACTGTGGTTTATATCAAAGTAGCAGGGGAAAAGGACGGAAAACCGTGCCTTCTTAATAATAGCCAATTTAATGCGCTTAAATCTTATGTGAACACGATAAAGGACGCAGGTGTTAGTGTGCAGCTTCGCAACGAAGAGGCTGACCTTATAAAAATAAACCTCGTTGTTTATTACGATCCTACTTTAATGAACGAGAACGGCGAAGCCTCGGATGGTTCAAAACCAGTCGACGAAGCTGTGCAGTCTGTTATTACGAATTTGCCGTTTAATGGCATTTTCAGAAATACCGACCTGCTGGAAGCTGTTAAGGCAATACCCGCGGTTGTGGTTGTAGATATTGACAGCGCAAGCGGTGGCATACAAGTGAAAGCCCGAAACGCTGACAGCTACACCTCGGTTGTGGGCTTTAACCGTCCTTATAGTGGATATTATGAGATATTTAATGGCAAGGCTCAGGTCACATATAAAGCATACAACAATGTTTCAGATTGATTTTAAACGGCTTGTTTTGCAGCTACTTCCGACGTTTTACCGTCAACCTCTTATATTTGGTATGCTACGCGCGGCACTTGTTGGGCTGGAGGCTGTTTATAACAGCTTCACGACAGCCCGCGCCTCGCATAACTACCGTCTGACACATAACGGGCAGGTTTGCTATCTGAGGGCGGTGCTTAATGATGCTTTTCAAAGCGCGAACGGCACAAAATTCGAGATACTGACCATTGAGCGAGATGGCGACTGGCTGTATGCCATCACGGAAAAGGGCACACGCCTGGCGGTTGCGACATCAGAAGACGCATTTAACGAGAAGGGGGAGTATCAAGACAACCACATTGCGGTTCCTGTACTTTCAAATGAAGCAATGCTTACAGCTCAGCAAAATAGTTTTCTCGTTGCGGTGCCTGCTGACCTCTACCAGTCCAACCTTGCCGACATCAAAGCGTTGGTCGATAAATATAAACTAATTAGCAAACAAGCGCAATATATACAAATCAGTTAATTATTTAAGTCATGCAAAAAGCGAATTATATAAGCACGGCAACACCTACGGGAGGCCAAGGCAAATATCCATTGTCCACGCAAACGCTGGACTTCATACAGCAGCAAGTCCTCCTATTGCAGCAGTTCGGTTTAATAGGTGGCAACAAATACATTTTAAAACAACCTGACGGCAAAAATACGGGTGTTGTATTCATTGAGGGCGAAGTTCTCACGTTGGCAGCGAAGCCCACACCGTCGGCAAATATTAAGTATATTAACGTCACAACAAAGAAAGAGGATATAAAGGCAGATGGCGAGACGTACAAAGAAGCTCGAACGTATCGCACGGCTGCGCTCTCGTCTTCTGCCAGTGGCGAGTCTTACGAATACAGCAAATTTACAGTACTGGAGAGCAACCAAACGCTCGGCGAAAAAATTAAGCAAATGCCGCAGACGGTGCTCACCTATCTGCAAGACACACTGGCAGAAAAAATGCCATCACTGAAAAAAGAGGGCGTAACATCTGGACAACTTGACGGGCTTACTTCACCTTGTGTTGTAAAATGCACAAAATCGGTAAAAGTAGGCGGTTTTGCAAACTATGGAGTTTTTGTTCTTCCTAACGGTGTAAGCGGACAAAAGGACGGGTGTATTCAGTTTGTTTATTTGCCTGACGGACGAAAGTATTACCGTATTAACGACGGCGACAAATGGGTGGGCGGCTCAAGTTGGTTGCAGGATGGTCAGAACCTTAATTTGGAGTGCAAAATTGTTCGAGGCACCGTGTTTGTGCGTCATGGTAATTTACCAGAGGGCAGCAAGCTCATTATGGTACGCAAGAAACGCCGCTCAAGGTGGCGCAGTACTGGAGGATCCAAAGCATACTCACAGAACAAAGGCAAGCGCATCCAACGCGCGCCTAAGCGTCAATATGTGCACTATAAAGGTGTTGTGTTGAGTACTTCCACACCTAACAAGTGGTATGCACCACGCTGCATCTCGATAGACAACCCACAAGTTGACAGTAATATGTTAAATAGTGAACTGGGCGGCCTTTGTAAGCCATTTGTCGTGCGAAAGGCTGACGACGCAAGCGGTAATGCTGTTTATCGCATGACGGGCGTGCGCAATAAAATAACGCTGAATAAAAGCAGACACACACAGAACAGCGCATACACGCAGATAGGGTTGCAAGTGGTAAGCTACAACGCTGACGGCTCGGTCGCTGCTGGAGGTGAAATTCTGAAGCTTAAATATCACCTGAGACGTTTAAAGTATAAAGCAGGTGAAACGGTTAAGAACGGGAAGGTTTATCCTGTGTATAAATATAAGTATTTCCGTGCTTTTTCGATTGAGTAGGTACAAAAAAAAAGAGGTGCGCGTTGCGTTCCTCTTTTAAGTCCCTGCGGTCGTAGCTCAATGTATGCCTTTCGTTTAATCGTGGTTTTGCCAGTTTTTCATCATTATCCAAATAATAGGGAGTTTTTCACTACCAAAACGGAGAATAATGCAGTTGCAAAGGGACATTATCAAAATTTTGCAGTTCCCCATAAACAAATTCTCAGGGGAAGAACCCTTCTTCATATCGAACTTCAAACCCTATGGGAGGGTTCCGCACGTCGCCGAAGCTAACAAACCTGCCGCAAATATACACTGAATAAATGTAACGACAAAATATTTTAATTAAAATTTGCAAAATGCTGAATGAATAAGCGATTTTCAAGCTCGCCTCTACCATTTAGAGGCTCTAAACGCTACTATGTTAAGCGTTTCCGCGAAGTTCTGGCGCAAGCTCAGGACGTAGAGGTTATTATTGACCTCTTTGGTGGTTCTGGTCTTCTTTCGCGTGTGGCGAAGGATATGCTACCAAATTGCCGCGTAATTTACAATGACTTCGACCACTACGACGAAAGACTGGCAAATGTGGCGAATACAAACGCTCTGTTGCGTTCTATTGCGCCTTTGGTAACATCTGTACCCGACAACAAAAAAGTGCCCGCAGAAACGAAAAAAAACATATTGAAGCTGTGCGCAGAAGCAGAGAAGACACACACCGTTGATTATATTACTCTTTCGGCTTCGCTTTTGTTCTCAGGAAACTGGGCGCAAAGCTATGAACAAATGAGCAAGCAAACGATGTATAACAGAATGGTGCGAACAGACTACGACGTGACAAATTACCTGCAAGGTCTGGAAGTGACACATTGCGACTACCGCGAACTATTCGACAAATACAAAACAAATAAAAAGGCTTTGTTCTTACTCGATCCTCCATACTTACAAACAGAACACAGCGCATACAAAGCCGATACATATTGGCAGCTAAAAGATTATTTAGACGTTCTTGCGCTATTGGATGGCACAAAATTCGTTTTGTTTACCTCAGGCAAAAGCCAAATAATTGAGCTATGCGAATGGATAAACCAAAACTACGACGCGACATTGCTGCAAGGTTCGCAGAAGTACGAACAGAATAGTCGCGTTAATAACGTCGCAGCTTACAAAGACATAATGATCGCAAAGCTGTGAGCACATAAAAACACACTGAACAGCAACAAACTGAACAGGCAGAAAAGACAAACAACCTAAAGGTGGAACGACAAAAGGCAAACTTTCGCCGTTCCAGATGGATGCAACATGACAAAAAGAAGCTGCAAAGAACTTCATTTCTTCACTACAAAGGTACGAAAAAAAGGCGAGAAAAAAATGTTTTTGCCATTATTTTCAGGAAAAACAAAACTTTTCTCACGCCTGTAAAATATTGAAAAACAAAGGCTTTCAAATGATGTTTAAACACCGTTTGAAAGCCTTTTAAATACTGTTTGAAGTTCAGTAAAGAGACCGCGAAAAAATGGCGAAAATTGCACATTTCGTTTTGAAAAATTGCACAAATCGTTTTCGCGATTATAT